AACCTCGGGGCGGCGCTCGGCCAAGTGTCCTACGTCTCGCGCGCCGCGGCGTACCGGCGCGCGATGGGCGTCGAGCAGTTCCAGGGCAACGACGCGACGAAGTACGGCAACGACAACGAGGCGAACGGTATCGTGGCCTACCAGACGCTCACGGGCAACGTCGTGCAGTCGACGGGGCTCCACGTGCACCCGCACCACGACTGGCTCGCCGGCTCGCCGGACGGGTTTGTGGGCGACGAGGGCATGATCGAGGTCAAGTGCCCCTTCTACTTCCGCAAAGGCGGTCGGCTGCACAAGACCGTGCCACCGCACTACTACATGCAGGTGAACGCGCTCCTCGAGATCACGGGCCGGCAGTGGTGCGACTACGTGTGTTGGGCACCAGAGGGCATGGTCGTGTACCGCGTCGTGCGCGACGCACAGGTGTTCGATTTCCTCCTCACGTACTACGGGCAGTTCTACGCGGCGATGCAGGCGCAGGCGTCGAACCCGCCGCCCCTGAACCGCGACGAGAAAGACAAGATCGAGTACGAGCTCGGCGAGGCGATCGAACGATCGGTCGACTGCACGTTCTGGGAGTCTGCTGTGCCCGGCGACCCTCTACCTTCTTCTGACCCCTTCGACGAGGACGAGGATGAGGAAGACGAGGCACTCACTCCCCCCGCTAAACGGATGCGTCTACCCGACGTACCCGCCGGAGACGAGCGAGGTGGCGCAAGTGGTGACGAACGCGAACCTCTCGAAGGCGAAGTGGCAGGCGACCCACCTGTTTGAAGTGGCGCGCACCGACATGCAGCGGAAGTTCCGCCGCTACGCGGTGCGCAGGTACCGCTGCAAACCCCAACAGGTGAAGTTCGACGACGCCGGTGCGATCCGGCGCATCCGCCGCGCCGAGCTAAGCGACGCGGACCTGAGTCTGCTCGGACAGACGGACGGCGTGACGATCGAGATCATGCGCGTGCCGATGTGGCACGCCGAGCTCGTGGGCACACTCGTGCACGAGGGGATGCACGACTGGTGCAGTGTGCGCGGGAAGCGGATCCCCGCCGCGGCCGAGCACCACTGCATGAGTTGCCTGGGGGACCCGTACGAGTGAGAGTAATTCTAAGGGCCGTGTGATCGGGAAGCAGAGAGATATGACACAGGTCGGATTCGGCACGTGTGTCCCAGACTTCGCCGTGCGCCCCGACACGCGCGTGCCGTTCATCGGCTCGCTCACACAGATGCCACCCGGTCCGTGCGAGGGCAACGACCCGCCGCGCCGCGACGACGGGCTGAAACCCCACTACGGACGCGGTGTGCCCACGATCAGCTCGGCGGTCGTCGACATCTGGGGACTTGCTGAGGGCGCCGCACCGCTTGCTCAGCAAACGGCGAGCACTTCCTCGGGCCCCGTGCTGCTCCCCGTCGACCGCGACGCTGCACAGTACAGCCCCAGTGTGGGCACACTGGATTTTCTGACTCACAGTCAGAGCACGCGCCTGCAGCCCCTCCCCGCTCGATTCTACCGATGATGGCGACGCGCCGCAACTACATGCCGTGGGAGCAGATTGACGTGAACGAGATCCGCTTCTCGCTCGGCCAGGACCGCAACGCCAAGCCGACGATCGGCATGGTGGTCGGCGCGAACTGCGCCGAGGTCGCGCTCGTGACCCCGGCCTGTGTGACGAACTGGCCCCGCGTCACCGGCGACGGCAACTTCGGTACGATGTGGGGCCCGGCCGACATCAGCAAGGCCAAGTTCTCGCTCGACCTCACCGACGGCGCGATCAACGAGACCGAGAATCCGAAGTACACGCAGTTCGCGGACATGATGGACGCGGTCGACGAGAAGCTGCTCGACTTCGTGCACAACAACCAGCTCAAGATCCTCGGGCGCAAGAACCTGTCGCGTGAGGAGGTGAAGATGCTGCAGATCCGCACGATCCGCGCGAAGTACGACAAGATGACGGGCCAGCTCGTCGGCCACTCCGTGCAGATGTCGACGTCCAAGTTCGCGTGGGACGGCATGGGCGGCAAGTTTGCGCGGCAGATCAACATCTGCGACCACGAAGGCGCGGTCGTCCCGAACGGCATGGTGGCGCCGGGCGACGTCGTCGCGGCGACCGTGTACGCGAACCAGGTGTACACGGGCGTCGGTGGCGACAAGTTCGGCATCCACTGGAGCTTCGAGGACGTGTCGGTCGTGTGCCAGCGCTCCAAGCTCGAGGCGAAGACGTGCGTGCCCGTGTTCGCCGCGACGAAGTACGACTTCGGCCAGGCATACTCGGACGTGTACTCGGAGGCGGCTGTCGAGCCGACGGGGCAGTTTTCTGACTAAAGATCACAGCCATGTCCCCTAAGGCGCGCGCGAGCGAGAAGAAGCGCGTTGCAGAGGAGGACGACGACGAGCCGAAAGGTGCCAGTAACCCGCGCGTAGAGAGTGACCGGGACTCGAAAGACCCGAGCGCGCCTGGAAAGAACACGACTTATGGAAGGAACGCGACGATGCCGGTGCTCGCGGCCGACCGGTACGCAGAGGTGATCCTTCCAAACCTGACGGAGTTCAACCCGGAGGACATCAAGCTCGACGGCACCGTCGTGGCCGTGGGCAAGCGGCGCACGGGCAAGTCGTGGATCTTCCGCAATCTCATGTACCTCATGAAGGACAAGTTCCCCGCCGGCATCGTGATCAGCCAGACTGACGAGCTCAACAAGTTCTGGCGCCAATACCACCCCGCGAAGTACACGTACTCGAAGTACGAGCCCGAGATCCTCGACGCGGTGTTCAAGCGACAGAAGAAGATCCTGAACGACAACGGCCTGAGCGACGAGGAGAAGGACGAGAAGGCGCCATTCTACGTGTTATTGGACGATGTGATCAGCGACCAGCGGCTTAAGTACGACGCGAACCTCATGGAGCTCTTCGTTGCGGGCAGGCACTACCGCATCTTCACGCTCATCACGAGCCAGTACGCGAAGGCGATCACCCCCGTGATCCGCGGCAATACGGACTACTGCTTCATTATGAAGACGATCCAGCAGCGGCAGCGCGAGGCGCTCTGGGAGGACTTCGCGGACTTCCTGACGAAGGAGGCGTTCTACCAGATCGTCGATGCGTACACGGAGGACAACGAGGTGCTCGTCGTGAACACGTGCCCCGAGCAGAAGGTCGACCCGCTCGAGATGCTCTTCTGGTGGAAGGCGACCGATCCAGGCGAGTTCCGCATGGGGAGCAAGGAGTTCTGGGAGTCGGCGATGACGACGGACAGCCCCATCCCGCCGAAGGAAGGGCCTGAGAGTGCGGGCGACCTCCTGACCGTGAAGGACTTCATGCCCGCGCCGTGGTCACAGATGGTGTAGTAAATTTCTAGAACGTGCCTAAATGAGCACGAGTCGGTCTATCCAGGTTTCCGTCACACACACTGTGCTCGGCGTCGCGATCGGCGCCGCGATCGAGGGCCTCCTCCCGAGCTTCACTTCAAGCGCCTCTTTAGCGAACCAAGCGTTTGAAACGCTGGTCCAGGTGGGCTTGAACGGCGCCGCGTTGGCGACCGTGGCGGGCTTTCTACGCGACGATGATCCGACTTTCGGTATACCTTTCTCCATGGCACTCTTTCAGTCGCAGCCGGAGCTGGCGCGACGTATCGAGTCGCTAAGCGCTGTAGCAAAAGCGCAGGTTGTTCAAGGTGTACAGCGAACGGCGCCACGAGTTGCAGCGGTGTAGCCGGCCAACCGATGGAGTTGGTCATGTCGACCCACATCGAGTCGAGCGCCTGCAGCTTCGGCTTTGATTTGATCAGTGGGAAGAACATACAGAACTTGGTGCACTCCATCTTCTGGAGGAGGCGACAGAACACGTAGTTGTAGTTGAGGAAGTTCTTGCGCCCAGGCGCGCGGTACGCGTTGAACGGGCGCTGCAGCTCTTGGAACAGCGAGTCCAGTTGCTGGATGAGTAGGGGCCCGGGGACGGGTGGCGCGATGCCAGTGATGCGGTAGATGATCTGGAGCCACTTCTCGATGTACAGCTGCATGTTCAGAGATCGGAGTACCGCGCGAACGCTGTCCTTGTTGATACTCTGGTGTGTGCCGTCGCACAGCTTCTCAGCGATCTGTACCATCTCCGCGTGTGGAATCTGAGACTCCAGAAGCAGGAGCTGGCTGATTCGCTCATGCCAGTGATGAATTCGCTTGTAGTTGCTGCATTTAGTCGGGACGCTCCGACCATACATCGTCTCCCAAAAGACAACGACGTTCTCCACGATGCCGCAATTAGTGCAGACACGGGATCCGGGGTGCCCAGTACAGGGCCCGTTGTAGACGAAGTGGCCTCCACCACAGCCGACACAAGCGCCAGTGACGCGGACAGGGTCTGGTCGCTCGAGAGCAAGTAGGTGGTCCATAGAAGCAAAGTGAGCGTCCAGATCAGCCTGGTCATGAACCACCATAGCTCCCACGCCATGGCGTACTGTGTGTGCGTTGGAAAGAGTGGCGTCGTCCATTTTCCAACTCGTGGGCAACACAGAGCGCGATGGCGTGCCGCGAGCGGTGGCTCGATGTGTTCGTGACGAAACCCGACACGGGCATTGATAAGCAATCGTACGAGTATGATGACCAATTCGCGTGCACGGTGCAGAGCGTGCGGTTCGACCCGACGGACACGACAAAGGCGATGGTCGTGGACGACGCGACGGACTGGGTGCTGCCGACGTGGACGGCGTCGTACAACCAGCAGTCGTACAAGGGTGGTGTCTACGACAAGGTCGAGGTTGGGGACCTCGTGCGCGTCGGTGCGACTGGCACGAATGGCCACACCGACTACCTGACCGTGATGGAGAAGCGGACCGTGTCGACGCTCTACAACCAGCTGGGCGGCGTCGCACTCGCGACGGTTGGAACTGGCACGGCTGTAACTGGCAACGTAATCACAATGGCCGCCACTGTCGTCGGTGTGGCTGCCGGTGACTTTGTCACAGGCGAGGGCATCACTGGTGGTTCTACGGTTACTGACGTTACAGGCGATAAGGTCACCCTTGACCAAACGCCGACGACTGGCGCTGACAAGATTCTGTACTTCCAGAGAGGCTCCCTGCCCATTAGCATGACCTCTACAGCGGACGGGGTAGGACAGTTCACGACACACGCGGCGGTTGCTACTACGGCAGGTGGCGTGTTGACGATCGCGCCGGCCTTTCACAACTTTGTCCATCAGGCAGTAAACTCTTCTGTTGGTGGTACTTACATGTGGACCACGAGGGCGGCGCCAGGCGAGACCCCTGAAGTCGGCTTCTGGGTGACGTGGAAGGGCTTGACTAACGCGCTGCAGCTCACATCAGTGGTGGCTCATTCCTACCCCTCTGGCGCTGGTTGGAACGTCAGCTTCCCCTCTGGTGGCACAGAGTTTGTGCATCAAGTCAACAAAACGGTCGATTCGGTGTCCGGCCGCGTTCTCACCCTCACGGACGGCGGTTTCAGCAAGATCGAAGCGGGTGATCTAGTTGGACTCCCTTTTGGAGGGACCGGGATCGTCGGCACCGTGGCGTCGGGAGTCAATTATTTTGCGGAGGTGGAATCGTTTGACTCGTCGGCCAAAACAATCACATTGAAAGCAAGCAGTTTGTCGAGCGACCCGACGTCGGCCAACGGCGACACCATATACATCTACCCGAAGATGGTCTTCACACGCAACCTCGATTGGGCGGACGGCGCCTACATGAGCGGTGACGGGATCAGCAGCGGCTCGGTGGGGGCCGTCAGCAGGAACAAGGTCACCATCTCGGGCGCCACGACAGGGCTCGGCGAAGTCGTGACGATCGGGTCGCGGCTCATCGGCCACTCTATGACAGTCGGCACGGAGGGGATTGCACACGTGGCACTCCGACTGAACCAATCGGTCAACTGCACGGCGATGCCGGTGCAATACCCCAAGGATGCCAACGCAACCGACCCGTACAATGCAGACGGGACGCACGACCACGCCGTGACGATCAAAACGCGCGACACGGCCACGGTCGCCCTTGGCAACGCGACGTCGGAAGACGAGAAGTTCTTCTACCCGCTCTACGTGCACAAGAAGTGGCTCGCGGGCTCGACGCTGCGCGCGGCGCTCGACCACGGCGTGAAGCAGTGCAGCTGCATCAAGCTTGTGGGCTACTCGGTCGCGAACAAGCGCCAGGTGGGCCTGCACCACGCACACGAGATGCAGGCGGACGACTACCTGGTCGTGCGCATCAACGAGATCGAGGGCCACGTCGTGAGCAACAACCGCCACGCGAGCGGCGCGTTCGCGGTGCTGTACTCCGGCAGCTCGGCCGACAACCAGGTGGGCGCGGTCGAGTACAACCAATTCGACACGGTCAACGGGATCGTCGTGCAGGACCTCGACGCGACGAACAGCGTCCTGCGCAACCTCACACTGGAAATCACGGACCGTCGGGGGAACCCGGCGCACTTTGGGCGCATGCACCTGTGGTTCAAGCTGCTCGTGACGCACGGCTGAAATTTCTGAGGGAGGGTAGACACACACAAGCAAGAACCATGGGTATGGATGCCGGTGGTCCGAACGCTATGAGCATGTACTCGCGCGCGGGCGCGCAGGGCGCGAACCCCGACACCGGCCTCGCGATGGGCGCCGGCCTCGTCGACGCCGAGCTCGCCGCGCGCACGCACTACGCGGCGCCGACGGTGCCCGGGCCGCAGGCCGCTCCGGCTGGCATGGGCGATGCCGCTGCGAACTATCATTTTGGCGAGGCGCTCCCGGTCAAGTACGACGTGCCCTCGGCGGCGAAGGAGCGCATGCAGGCGCGCCAGGAGGTGCGTCGTGCGGCGGGCGCGGCCAACCTCGGCCAGCCGGGCGTCATGCGCACGGACCCGATCTCCGACGAGGAGGTCAACTACCTGCAGGCGATGAAGGACCAGGCGGAACTTGGGGACTTCGACCGTTACGTGAACTCGCTCATCGACCCCCGCAAGCCGGGCAATTTGAAGTGGCTGATGGAGATCTACCCAGAGTACGTCAACCGGCGCATCCAGCAGGTGCACACCGACTACGAGTTCGCGCTGCGCAACCAGATGATCGACTCCTGGGGCATTAACACTTTCGACGACCTCCACTTTAAATACTTGGTCGACCAGGGCAAGGTCGACGGGCCGCGCCTCGGCCGGCACGCGGACCTGCACGACCAGTACGCGCCCGGTCTGCTGTCGCCGTGGTCATTCACGGCGAACGGCGACAACCGCAAGGGTCTGCACCTGCCGTTCGCGTCGGCGCAGCACGGCGCGCGGCCGGCGACTCGGTCCGAATGGGCGATGGACGACACCAAGCAGCCGCTCGCGTATGGCCGGCGCACCGCAGAGATGGCACAGTCGATGTACACGCCACAGGGTCAGCGTGCGCGTGATCAGCGAGTGCAGCGAGGGGGGCCGTTCGAACCGGGCGCCGGCCCGGCGATCTAGACCGATGTGCGTCAAACTTTCTGAGCGCACGCTGAGCAAGCATGTCGACCTTCGAGGCGGTCACGGACGTGCGCGGGATAATGGTGAAGCTCGGGCTCGGACAGCCGATGTCGCGCGCCTTCGTCGCCGGCGTCGCCGCCGCAGGCGCGGCGTTCGTCGCCAAGTACCCCAACGAGTCGTTCCGCGACGACGGCTCGATTAAGCCGCTGAGGTGGCTCTCCCCGAGCCCCGACGCGACGAACACACATTTTCTACTGGTCCCAGCAGTAGCAGCTGGCGCCGTGTACCTGTTCACTTGAAGCAGATGTCGGGCGACATGGAACTCGGCGCCTTCCTCAAGGAGAAGCTAGGCAACATGGCCAGATGGGTAACTGGGGAGGTGGGGAAGCAGAACTTACCCGTGGACATCGAGCAGCTCATACACGACCGGTCCGTGGTCGAGGTAACATTCCTAGCACAGGTACTCGACGCGAACTCACCCAAGGTCGCACATCGTGATTGGAGCGGCCTTGTGCGGATGATGCAGGAGGAGGACCTGCCAGTGGAGTTCGTCGCGGTGGTGCAGGCCGTCCGGGCGCGCGGGGAGATGCACGACAAGTTTTGGCGCTATCTGGAGCTGTTTCGCGACGTGATCCAAAATTCCAACAGCGAATCAGATGGCCGGGACAAGCAGTCGTGATAAGGACCCCCTCGAGCTCGGCGGCCTGGACCCCGCGGCGATCTCCGCGGTCATCCAAGAGAAGAAGGGCGGCAAGTTGAAGCCGCCCTCGGAGTTGGAGGTGCAGAAGGAGGCCCGTCTGGCGTCGAAGGAGAAGCGTCTGAACACCGCTCCGCCCTCGACGGACCCCAAAGCTCCTGCCTCCACCGATCGTTCGTCTGCTAACGCACCACCCCAAGATATTGACAAATCCGCGCTCCTCGACAAACTAGTGGCCTACAAGGAGCGCTTCCCACACCTGAAGAAGCGCAACAACGTGAGCGCCAAGAGCTCGGCCGAGGACATCCTCGACGAGCTCCACTACTACGAGATGCAGCTCGGGTCGAAGCAGGACAGCAACATGGGCGCGATGATCCTGCACGGCTCGATGGTCGCCGTGGAGGCGATCCACCGGGACGTGTTCAACCCGCTCGGGCTCAACCTGCAGGGTCTCGCCAAGGTGACGAAGGACAACATGGCGGAATTCCAGCCGATCGTCGACGAGCTGATGATCAAGTACGGCGCAGGCATGTACATGTCACCCGAGATGCGCCTCGTGCTGTCGATCGGCGCACTCGTGATGACCGTGCACGGCGCGAACAGCGGCGACGCGCGCATCGCGCACGCACTGGAGAAGATGAACCAGCCGGTGAAGGTGCCCGCCGGCGCGAAGGATCTGTGAGAGAGGGCGCGCGCGTGTGAAGTTTCTGATGGGTCGGGTGAGAACTAGATGTCCGTTTTTCTTGAAGCTGCGGCTGGGGTTGTAGAGGTCGCGACCGCCGGTGCAGAGGTCGCGACCGGGGCGACCGAAGCGACAGAGGCAGTAGTCGCGACATCACAGGCCGGGAGAGCAGCCGTTTTGACCGCTGCGAGTGCGGGAGGGCGTACCACGGTCGCGGCGTCAGAGATTCGCGCTGGGGGGGAAGTTGCGTCCCAGATTCGCGCTGCGGGGGAAGTTTCCACAAACGCAGCGAAAGCGGCGACCACTGGGCTAGCGAGACAACGGACCCTAATGGGGGTTGCTGCAGTGACTGGCGCGAGTGCAGCGCCGCTCGGCGTAGTCCTCGGAGTGCAGAAGCTGGACGCCGCGGGCCGGGACACGGCGAGGGCGATCAGTGACGCACTCAGAGGCGGGGCACACCACGCCGGCGATGGACTAGCCGCCGCGATTGCAGCTGCGGAGACCGCGGCGAAGCGGGCGGCGGGCGCCGTCAGGTTGCCCAGCTCGGCTACCGCCGTCGCGGAGGGTGTGTTCGCGATCACGGCGATTGGAGGTACTGTGTACCTCGTGTACACGGGCTACCGGTTTCTCCGTTCATAATTCTGATTCGCCTAGAGATGGGTGCGCTCCTGGTCGTGCCAGTCATCGAGGCGGTCGAGATAGTTGGTGCTGTGGGAGCAGAAGCTGCGATCGTAGGGACCGAGGCAACTGTTGCAGCGACGGAGGTTGCCGCCGCCGAAGCCGCCGCCGCCGCCGCCGCCGAAGCCGCCGCCGCGACAGAGGCCGCAGTGGTCGAAGAGGCGGTAGTGCTT